GAAGGTGCTGCACGTAGCAAAGGACTACTCGATGCAGAGGACTTCTTGTATAAGGTACGCAGACTGAGTGCTGTAGATACCTACCTATCTTCTTTCGTGGAAGGCATTGCAACACACACCAAGGAGGATGGTAAGTTGCACGTGAGACTACTGCAACACCGCACTGCTACTGGTCGTTTTTCTGGTGCTGATCCTAATATGCAGAATATGCCACGTGGCGGCACGTTCCCTGTAAAGAAGGTATTTGTGTCACGATTTGAAAACGGCAAGGTAATGGAAGCTGACTTTGCACAGTTGGAGTTCCGTGCCGCAGCCTACCTATCACAAGATGAGGTTGCCATTGAAGAAGTATCTACTGGGTTTGATGTACACTCATATACCGCTGACGTTATTACTAAAGCTGGTCAGCCTACGAGTAGACAGGATGCGAAAGCGCATACATTCGCACCGCTGTATGGAGCAACAGGATTTGGACGAAGCAAAGCGGAAGCAGCATACTATGAACACTTCACAGACAAGTACAAGGGAGTTGCCGCTTGGCATTCCCGACTGGCTAAAGAAGCTTTAGAAACACAAAAGATTACCACGCCCAGCGGTAGGGAGTTTATATTTCCTGATGTTGTACGCAAAGCCACTGGACGTGTGTCTCACTTTACACAGATTAAAAACTATCCTGTGCAGTCATTCGCTACAGCGGATATAGTTCCGATTGCATTATTGCACATTGATGACTTGCTAAAGGATATGCAATCGTGTATAGTGAATACAGTTCACGACAGTATCGTTATTGATGTTCATCCAGATGAAGAACAGAAGGTAATCAATGTCATACATGAAACCAATAAGGTACTGCCTGAACTAATTGCATTGCGGTGGGGTGTTGATTTCAATGTCCCGTTACTATTAGAGGCAAAAATTGGTCCGAATTGGCTTGACACGAAAGACGTTGCGTGATATAACTATGCCTCATTGACTCAAAAGAAAGGAGCAATACATATGACAGAACTAACGACAATAGACCCAAACAATTATGCAGCTATGGCGAAAGCAATGGGCATTGCGCATGAGGGTACAGGGAAAGCTAAGAGCAGTTCTCTGGCTCGTCTTCGCATTAACCATTCGCCAGTAATGGGTACAGCAGAAGTTAACGGTAAGAGTGTAAATGTGGAAGTGATAGAGGGCGGGACATACAAGCTGGAGATTCCAGATGGTCCGACTTATTACGCATCATCCATTAAGATGCGTCCATTCATGCAACGCTTTATGTACAAGCGGTTTGTTATGGGTGGTGCCAATGCCCCTAACCGTTACATCAAGACAATCATGGCTGATACACTGACCATTGATCTGAAAGACAACGATGGTGGCTTCAACTGTGGTAAGCCTGCTGGTTACATCCAAGACTTCAAGGCATTGCCAGAGAAGATGCAGGATTTGATCAAGCAGATCAAGCGTGTTCGTGTTGTGCTTGGCACAGTCGATCTTGTCAACGCAATCAACGACAAGGGTGAGCCTGTCGAGGTTGAGACTACCCCATTCATCTGGGAGATTGATAATCGTGATGCCTTCAAGTTTGTTGGTGATGCGTTTACCAAACTCGCAAGGATGCAGCGTCTTCCTGTGCAGCACATGATTACTGCCAACACAGATGAACGTAAGTTGCCGAATGGAAATAGTTTCTTTGTGCCAGTAGTATCTCTTGACATCACAAACACAATCAGCTTAACTGACGCAGATCAATCAATGTTTGCTGACTTCATGTCATGGATTGACAACTACAACAATTATATTGTAGAGAAGTGGGCAGAGAATGCTAATGCAAAGCTTGAGGATGGTGATGCAGAGGTGCTTGATGATCTTGTAGACATCGAAGTAGAAGAAGAGGTAGCATAATGAAACACCCTGCTGAACTGGCACTGCATCAGTATCTGCAAGATGCTGTAGAAGGCAAGTCAACAATGTCAGAAGATACAATTAAACGTGTAGCATCTGATGTTGGTGAAGCTATGCAGCGTCAGTTCGGTAGTGGTAAGAGCAGGGGTGACTTTACATTGCGTATGTCTAACGTGGGTCGCCCCACTTGCCAACTCTGGTATGACAAGAACAAACCAGAAGTGGCATTACCTCTTCCCACTACATTTGTAATGAACATGATGATTGGAGACATCGTAGAAGCTGTCTTCAAAGGCCTACTAACTGAGGCAGGAGTACAGTATGAAGACACTGATAAGGTCACTTTGGATTGTGGGGACAGCAGCATTGCTGGCTCTTACGACATTGTTATTGATGGAGCAGTGGATGATATTAAGTCTGCATCAGATTGGTCATACAAACATAAGTTTGAATCCTTCGACACACTCGCAAGTGGTGATGGATTTGGCTATGTAGCACAGCTTGCTGGCTATGCTAAAGCGTCAGGTAAACGTGCTGGTGGATGGTGGGTAGTGAATAAGGCCAATGGTCAATTCAAATATGTACCAGCTACGGGTCTTGACGTTGAGGAGAAAGTAAGGGAGATTAGTGAAACGGTTAAAACAGTAAAGGAGAATAGCTTTGAAAGATGTTTTGAGCCAGTGCCTGAGACTTTTCGCGGCAAGCCGACAGGCAATAAAATCCTTAATGATGGATGCAGATTCTGCTCTTATCGTTTTGATTGCTTTGATACTCTGGTTGAATTACCTGCAGTAAAATCACAAGCAAAGAATCCACCAATGGTGGCATATGTTGAAGTAAGAAAGGAGTATATGAATGGATGAACAACTTGAACTTGAGGCTCTCGCAGAAGAGATTAAACTTACTGAAAGCAAACTTAGCGACTTGCGTAAGGAATATCGTGAGCGAAAAACTGCTGGGCTTCGTGATGCTATTGCAGCACGTAATGAAGCTGACAAGGCTATCCAAGATGAGCTTAAATCTCTTGGTTACCGTTATCGTACTAGTTTTCCTAGCTTACTATGGCGTGATATAGCATAGCAGTGGTAAACGCAAAACAATTTAGGGCAGCACGGAAATACGGTTATCGTAGTGGTCTTGAACTAAAGGTATCCGACTATCTTAAAGAACACAAGATTGACTTCTTGTATGAAGCAGTTAAGATTGAGTGGGAAGACCTAGCATATAGAACCTACACACCAGACTTCGTGCTGTCCAACGGCATCATCATTGAAACAAAGGGTATGTTCACCGCAGCAGATAGACGTAAGCACTTGGCTATCAAAAAGCAGCATCCTAAATTGGATATTCGTTTTGTGTTTGAAAGCAGCAGACGCAAACTTCGTAAAGGTGCTAAGTCTACTTACGGTGAATGGTGTATTAAACATGGCTTCAGATACTATGACAGGATCATTCCTGAAGATTGGTTGAAGGAGAAGGGAAAGAACAAGCATCCAAAGTTTATTAAGTTTGGCGGCACGAAGATAAAAAGGAGATAAGACATGGACGTAACAAGACTTGCAGCAGAATTACAAGACGAAGACTTCCTGATACGTGTGCGGCCTTACGCAGATGAGGATGGATCATGGAGTGGTGAGGTAGACATATCTATTATGGTACAGCCTGACAATCCACTTAATGATGATGACTATGGAAATATCATGCACTTTGCCAAGATGATGTGTGCCTCTGTACCTATCATGGAAGAGGTAGAAGAACTACGCAATGCTGTACATGAATATGTGATGAATGTTATTGACAACGAGATGAAGATTGATGTAGAACTAGAAGAGGAAGCAGGAGTTGAAAAGACTTACGATGGTAATGTAGTACACCTGCAGTTCAACACTAACACGAAGGGGTCAGCATGAGGCATGAAACATTTATGAAAAAGCGGTTCGATGAATATGGTAACTATGGTGAGAACAACCCACCAACAGGTGCTAAAACAGATATGGTCAATCATCCACCACACTATAACGCTACAGGCATTGAGTGTATTCACGCAATCAGTGCCGCTACAGGAGATGGCTTCCAGTATTATCTACAGGGTAATATCATGAAGTATCTCTGGCGTTATCGTTACAAAGACAAACCACTAGAGGATTTGGAGAAAGCCAGATGGTATCTGGATAAGTTAATAGAAGAGGTCATGGCTAGTGATGCGAGTTAAAATGTACATTACAATAGACATAGACCCAGAAGAGTATCCTGTGCCAGCGGATGAAAATGTTGGTGAGGAATTAGAAGATGGCATACAGGAGTATTTCTATGACGTAGAAGGTGCCACAATCAGAAA